GCCCGCATGGTTACTCCGTGCGGGCTTTGCTATCGAGAGGTACCAATGACACTATCAATCGACATCGAGACGTACAGCGATCTCGATATCAAAAAAGTCGGCGGCTACAAGTACGCCGAGAATGCGGAGGTGCTTCTGTTCGCGTACGCATGGGACGAGGAGCCCGTGCAGATCGTTGACCTTACGGCGAGCGAGAAGCTTCCGGATGATACTCTGGCCGCGCTCACGGATAACACAATCACGAAATGCGCCTACAATGCACAGTTCGAGCGTACGGTGCTCAGTTACTTCCTTCATCGGATGGATCCAACCGCACCGTTCGAGTTTTTGGCCCCCGAAGGCTGGTCGTGTACGATGGTGCATGCACTGACGCTCGGGCTCCCCGGGAGCCTTGATATGGTATCAAAGGCTCTGCGACTCGCAGATGACAAAGCAAAAATGAGTGTCGGTAAACAGCTGATCACGTATTTTTGCAAGCCCTGCAAGCCCACGAAAGTCAACGGCGGACGCGAAAGAAATCTGCCAGAACACGCGCCGGAGAAATGGGCGACATTTCGGGATTACTGCGTGCGTGACGTTGTAGCCGAGCGAGAGATCCGCAGACGACTCTCCAACTTCCCATTGCGGGTCGGGGAGCAGCGACTGTGGGAGCTCGATCAGCGCATCAACGATCGCGGCGTTGGCATCGATGCGCAGCTCGTGTCTGAGGCGATTGACTTTGACGCAGATTTCAAGGGGCGCGTCATCACGCATGCCAAAGCACTTACAGGCCTGCCGAATCCCGCGAGCGGCGAACAACTCAAACGCTGGATCGAGCAGCAGGAGGGCTTTTTCCCGGCATCGATCACCAAGGACAACCTGCCGGAGCTCATGACACAGGTCCAGAAGCCCGAGGTCAAGGAAATGCTGCGCCTCAAACAGCTCATGTCTAAGACATCGGTCAAAAAGTATGAGGCGATGCAGCGGGCCCGCTGCGACGATAGCCGCGTGCACGGACTGCTCCAATTTTATGGGGCGAACCGGACGGGTCGATGGGCAGGACGGTTGGTGCAAGTGCAAAACCTGCCGCGCAACTCTATGACAGAGCTTGACGACGCACGGGCGCTCTTGCGCACCGGAGATACTGAGGCAATCGAGATGATCTATGCACATCCGCTTGACGTGCTCTCTCAGCTCATTCGCACCGCATTTGTTCCGCGCAAGGGCTGCCGCTTCGTGGTTGCTGACTTCTCAGCGATCGAGGCGCGCGTCATCGCATGGCTCGCGGGCGAGAGATGGCGTATGGATGTTTTCGCAGATGGCGGAGACATCTACTGCGCATCGGCGTCCAAGATGTTCGGCGTCCCCGTGGAAAAGCACGGCGTCAACGGGCATCTGCGGCAGAAAGGCAAGATTGCAGAGCTCGCGCTTGGGTACCAGGGCAGTATCGGCGCACTCAAAGCAATGGGCGCAGATAAGCTAGGACTCAGTGACGAGGAACTAAGGGAAATTGTTGACAGCTGGCGCAAGGCAAGCCCGCGCATCAAACAGCTCTGGTACGACGTAGACGCAGCTGCTCTCGAGGCGGTTCGTGAGTGCAGGGCGGTGACCCTGCACCATGGCGTCGCATTTTCGTACCGTAAAGGCATCCTGTTTCTTCGGCTCCCGTCAGGACGCAGACTTGCCTATGCTCGCCCGAAAATCGAGGTCGAGCCCGAATTTAACCGCGAAGGACTTACCTACGAAGGCTCAGAACAGACTACAGGCAAGTGGACGCGTCTGCGCACGTACGGCGGCAAACTCGTCGAGAATATCGTACAAGCGATCGCGCGCGACTGCCTCGCCGTTGCCATGACACGGCTCGAAGGGGTAGGATTCCGAATTGTTATGCACATCCACGATGAGGTCGTGATCGAGTGCCACGCGGACGCCTGCGACCTGTCGGACGTATGCCGAATTATGGGGGAGCCGATTGACTGGGCAAAAGGGCTGATCCTGACCGCAGACGGGTACATTACAGACTACTACAAGAAAGACTAGGAGGACTTACAAATGATTAAATCACAGATGGAGCAGCAGCTTAGGGTATTGAAAGAGCTGGATGACCTGATCGCGCGCTCGGATGCAGAGGGCAAGACAGGCACGGCATCTGTTGAGGACGTGGATCACCTGCGCGCATATGTTGCTGATATGCGGCGTGCGTGCAACGCTGCGATCGCACTTGAGACGGCACTGACGCCGCCCAAGGAAGAAAAGAAAGCGGAGCCAGCAGCGGAGGAAAAGAAGCCCGCAAAGCGGAAGTCGCGCGCGAAGAAGGCGGAGCCTGTTGCGGAGACTCCGCCTGCAGAAGCTCCCGCGCCGGAGACTGCCGAAGCTGAGGACGACGATCTCAGCTTCCTTGACTGACGGGAGGTACTTATGCAGATTGCACAAGTTATAATCTCCGAGATGTTCGCGTCATACTCCGCGACCTCTGAGGATTACACCCCCGATGAGCTGATTTTCCGTTGTTCGCGCTGCAAACATGACTTTCGGATTCTGACCCCGCGCAAGGGTATGTGCATGCCTGTATTTATCAACTGCCCGCACTGCAGGACTCTCATATGCTACGGGATCAGCAACGATGACAATGTCTGGGCGCGCCATGACAAGATTGTCCCGGCCACAATGTGTCTACATCTCTACGAGTACAAGGATTTTGTCAAGCTGGTTGTGTCCGGAAAAGGACTGTCTCTGGCTCCGCGGGGCTGGCGTGAGTATTGGAGAGAGGTCTCGTACAAAGAGGAGTTTCGTTTCGATACGCAGCGCCGTAAAACAACGTGGACGCAGGGGATCGGAAAAACCCGACGGGTGAGAGAACTCTGCGACCCTGGGAAATTGGTTGAACTCGGACAAGAATCAATGCTCCGCTATCTCTATACACATCCCAGCATTGCAAGCGACAAACCCGAGGTGCTGGAGCTCCTGCGGACGCTCCGAGAGACGGTCCGTGAAAAACTCGAAAAACGTGTAGGGCACAAGGTGTCCTCGTTCTTTTGCCCGGCTGGTACTTCTGCCGGCTGGCTGCTCCTTCCGATCGGTAATGTTGCTTATCGGATGGTGTTCAAGGATGCGGCAAACCTTCCCGCAAGCATGCGAAAACTCAATACCGGCTCCGTGCCCGGTGTCCCGTGGCTCAACCGTTTCCCTGCAGATTTCGACGTCAATATCGTCCGCAGAGCAAAAGATACTGTCACGGGGCTGATCGCCGCCGCCAATCTTCCGGATACGCGTTCCGTGCGCCGGGCACTCACAGAGGAAACGTTCTGCCTACGCAGACTAGTGTTCCTGCATCAACTCTTTGGGCGTTCCGACCTTGCGATGCAGGCGTTTCCGCTGTTCGGTGATCACGATAACAGCGTGCAGCGCGGGTACCCGCTCGACGACACTTTGATGCGACTCAAAGATTTTTACACGGACGCAGAGATCCTGCGCTTCCTGCACCGGTCTTCCGAGTACGGCGTGCGGGACTCGTTGCAAATGCTTGACCTCTTAGGTGAGGCATCCTATACAGAGCTCCGACAGCATCCGCCGAAGATTCGCGATCTGCACGATACCCTTGTCGCGCTCCGCAACAAGGAGAGGCATCCGGACTACGCCTTTGACAATAAGACCGCGCCGATCCGTCGCAGGCTCGCGATGCAACAGGACCGCATACAATTTTTCTTGCCGGAGTGCTCCCGCGTGCTCTACGACGCCGGAAAGACCCTGCACAACTGCGTCGGTTCCTACGCGCAGAAGGTACGCAAGGGAGAGACGCACATCGTCCTTATGTCGGATGATCGGGGCAAGTTGGTCGCGTGTATCGAGGTCATGGACGGCGCAATTAAGCAGGCCAAACTAGACTGTAATCAGCCCGTCCACAAAAAGCCGGAGGTCAATGCCGAGATCATCGCATGGGCGAATCAGGTGGGCCTTATATATGACCAGTGCGGAGATATAGACGCACTGCCACAGAAGACCACAGAGACAGCAGCCGCAATGACTGCATAGGAGGGATCAGCATGGGTGGATCCTCATGAGCAACAAGACAGATACCATCCCCGCGTTTTCGCATGACGCGCGCCTTACGATCGCCGTGGGACGCTCCCGGATGGACAAAAAGTGGAAGAATAAAGAAATTATGTGGTCCGACTTCGTCCGTCGCCTCAGTGAGACACAGCGGACGAACGAGACCATCGCCGAATACAAGAAGCTCCCCAAGACCGAACAGAGCCGCATCAAGGATGTGGGCGGATTCGTCGGTGGAGTGCTGAAGGGCGGACGCCGGACAGCAGAGTCTGTCGCAAGTCGGCAGCTCCTGACACTCGATGCGGACTTTGCACAGCCGGACTTCTGGGATCTCGTAATGTTCACCCTCGAGAGCCCGGCGGCTGTGATCTATAGTACGCACAAGCACACGCCCGAAAAGCCGCGTCTGCGCCTTGTCCTGCCGCTCAGTCGCCCGGTATCGCCGGATGAGTACCAGGCGATCGCGCGGCGCGTCGCAGCGGACATCGACATCGAGCAGTTCGACGACACAACCTATCAGCCGCATCGGCTGATGTTCTGGCCGTCGACGCCCGTCGATGGGGATTATGTTTTCGCGTACAACGATGATGCTTTTCTCAACGCCGACGAAATGCTCGCCCGTTATGAGGATTGGCGCGATCAATCACAGTGGCCGGAGAGCTCACGCGTGCATGCCGAGATTCGGAAGTCTGCCGAGAAGCAAGAGGACCCGACGACGAAAAAGGGAATTGTCGGTGCGTTCTGCCGTACGTACAGTGTCACTGAGGCGATGGATACGTTCCTACCCGGTGTCTATGAGCAGTGCGCCGCAGATGACCGCTATACCTATACGGCGGGGACGTCTGCCGCGGGGGCCGTGGTCTACGATGACGGCAAGTTCCTTTTTAGCCATCACAGCACGGATCCGTGCTGCGGACAGCTGGTCAACGCGTTTGATCTTGTCCGTATCCATAAGTTCCGCGCCCGTGATGAGGACGCATCGGCGAAGACACCGCCTGGACGCCTGCCAAGCTATAAGGCGATGCAGGAGCTCGCGGCGTCCGATGACCGTGTTAGGGTCACGATCGGCGAGGAGCGTCTTGCGGAGGTGCGGCAGGACTTCGAACCCGTCGAGGGGGAGGAGGAAGATAATAGCTGGCTCAAGGAGATGGACGTAACTGTCATGGGCGGTTACGAGAGCACCGCGAAAAATGTCAAGCTGATCTTAGAGCATGACCCCGCGCTCCGGGGCGCGGCCGCGGTCGACGATTTCGCGCACCGTATCGTCGCGCTGCGTGATCTGCCGTGGCGGCCGCGCGAGCGGTCAACCGTATGGATGGACAGCGATGACTCGTCTCTCCGGAACTACCTCGAGGAGATCTACGGCATCCGCGGAAAAAGTACGATCGAGGATGCACTGAGTGAGGTCACGACGCGCCATGCGTTCAACCCGCTCAAGGATTACCTTTTGGGGCTTACGTGGGACGGCATCCCGCGCCTTGATACGGTCTTTATCGACTATCTTGGGGCGGAGGACACGGAGTTTAACCGTGCAATCACGCGCAAGACACTCGCGGCGGCCGTTGGCCGTGCACTCGAGCCCGGCATCAAGTTCGATACGGTTTTGACGCTGATCGGTAAGCAGGGGCAGGGCAAGACCTCCCTTGTGCGCAAGCTTGCGCATGGCTGGCACTCCGAGAGCCTCGTGACCGTCCAGGGCAAAGATGCGATGGAGCACATACAGGGCTTCTGGCTGATCGAGCTCGGCGAGCTGGCCGCGATCCGCAAAGCAGATTTCGAGCTGGTCAAGCAGTTTATCTCCAAGCAGGAGGACTCCTTCCGTGCCGCCTACGGCCGCCGTACAGAGCGATATCCGCGTCAGTGCATCTTCATCGCGACGACCAATATCGCGGACTTTATCCGTGATCAGACGGGCGGTCGCAGATGGTGGCCGATGCAGGTGGATAAGGAGAGGCAGCGCATGTCCCATTTTGAGCATCTGACGGATGACGTTGTGGGGCAAGTATGGGCGGAGGCCGTCGACGCCTTCAAGGGCGGTGAGCCCCTGCATCTGGACGGTCGCATGGAAGCAATTGCAAGGGAGCTGCAGGAGGCGCACACGGACGAGAGCCCCTTGGCAGGGCTGATCTACGATTTTGTGGATCGGCCGCTTCCGAGCAACTGGGCAAAGTTTGACCTCGGAGAGCGTCGGGACTACATCCACGGCGACGGGCTGGATATGCCCGAGGGGGCAGTGCTGCGAGACCGGATTTGCGCCTTGGAGGTCTGGGTCGAGCTTCTGAACGGCGATCCCAAAAAACTAACTCGAACGCAATCAATAGAGATCAATGACATTTTGCGGAAGATGAAAGGCTGGGATCAACCGAGTGGGGGCATCCGATTTCCACATTACGGAGCCCAAAAAGGCTTTGTTCGGAAGAATCCGCTGCAACTTTAGAAAGTTGCACGGAGGGCAGAAAGTTGCAGTCGTGAGAACAAGATTAGAGAGATTGCAACTTTGCAACTTTGTGCAACTTTAGAAAGTTGCGGGCTAAACCTTAGAGAAACAAGGAGTTAGACTATCTGCAACTTTGCAACTTTGTTTGTATAGAGATATTCTGAATTAAGGATAGAAATACGAACATAATGTTTAATTTTCTTAAATCCGTAAATGTGTCGCGCCCGCCTGCGCGGGTGCGCACGCGCGTAACACAAAACGGTCTGTCTTGTCAAGAGACGGAGGAGGAAAAATGAAAAATATTTTTTCAGGGCTGTTTCGGTCCGACGAAACAATAACGGAAAAACAGGTTGAACGGAATTTCGTGAAGGCGGTCAAAGAAGCCGGCGGACTTGCCATGAAATTCGTTTCCCCGGGGCGCGTCGGCGTGCCCGACCGCATCGTACTTCTTCCCGGTGGGCGCGCGGTCTTCGCGGAGATCAAACGCCCCGGCGGGCATTTGCGGAAATCGCAGGAGATCGCCTGCCGGGAGATCCGCGCAAAGGGGTTCCCGGTCTGCGTGATTCGCACGGACGCCGACATCCAGTTTTTCTGTGAGTACTTCCTGAATGGCTAAGGAATTTACGCCGCGTCCGTATCAACAATATGCGATCCAGCGCATCATTGATACGCCCGCCGTCGCCCTCCTACTGGATATGGGCATGGGCAAGACGGTATCGACGCTGACGGCGATCGACGAGCTGATGTATGATCGTTTCGTGGTCCGTAAAGTGCTTGTCATCGCTCCGCTGCGCGTGGCTCTGAGCACGTGGCGCGACGAGTGCGAGACGTGGGCACATACGCGGAATCTCCGCATTTCCATCGCTGTCGGCGATATGGCGACACGGGAGGCGGCACTGAGGGTAGACGCAGACATCTACATCGTCAACCGCGACGTTGTCAAGTGGCTGGTCGGTTACTACCGTGACAAGTGGCCGTTTGATATGGTCGTGATCGATGAGTCGAGCAGTTTCAAAAATCCCGCATCTCAGCGCTTCAAAGCGTTGCGGAAGGTGCGGCCGCTGATGCAGCGCGTTGTGCTGCTGACGGGGACTCCTGCGCCAAATGGCTTGATGGATCTATGGAGTCAGCTGTATCTCCTCGATCGCGGCGAGCGGCTCGGAAGGACGCTGACGGAGTATCGCGAGCGGTATTTCCGCCCTGGCCAGCAGAGTGGTTATGTCGTATACAGCTATGACCTGCGCCCTGGCGCCGATAAGGAAATCTATAAGCGGATTAGCGATATATGCGTCAGCATGAAAAGCGAGGATTACCTGACACTGCCGCCGCTGATGCAGAACGTCGTGAAGGTGCAGCTGCCGGAGGAGGCGCTAGAGCGATACCGCGAGATGGAGAAGGAGCTTGTGCTGAGCATCGGGGATACGGACATCACCGCCGTATCTGCCGCGGCACTGACGAACAAGCTGCTGCAGCTTGCAAACGGAGCTGTATACGATGCAGAGGGTGAGGCCGTGAAAATCCACGAGGCAAAAGCCGATGCACTGGACGAGATCATCGCCTGCAACGAGGGCAAAAGCGTTATGGTGATTTACAGTTATCGCCACGACCTTGATACGCTGCGGCAGAGATATCCCAAGGCGCGGGAACTCAAAACCGCGGACGATATTCGCGATTGGAACGCTGGACGCATACCGCTCCTTTTGGTGCATCCGCAGAGCGCGGGGCACGGGCTGAATCTACAGCATGGCGGGCACATCGTCGTCTGGTACGGACTGACGTGGAGCCTCGAGGCGTATCAGCAGACCAATAAGCGCCTGCATCGTCCGGGACAGACGGAGCCTGTGATGCTGCATCATCTTGTCGCCAAGGGGACGATCGACGAGGACGTGATGCGGGCACTGGAGGGCAAGGCTGCAGGACAGGAGAGTATGCTGGATGCGGTCAAAGCAAGGATAGAGCGCTACAAGGCGCGATAAGGAGGACTACGAAATGTTGATTTTTATGAAAAATGTCAAGAAGTTTTTGAACACGGAGGGCACGTCGATCCGCGCGATTCACTACAGTGCGGGGCGTGCGTATGCTTCGGATAATCACAGCTGTATCTGGGTGGAGGATGCATCCGGTCGTGAGGGTGTTTTTGACACGGTGCACAGTGTCATGGTCGAAGGAGCAGTGCTTCCGGACTACGGTAAGCTCCTGCCGCCAATGCGCGGCGATGAACCGTATGCGACCGTCGGCGTCGACAAACTCGCGGAGTTCCTCGCGGTGCTGAAGGCGGTGAACGCGTGTACTCCGAAACGGTTGATTGCGGGGCTGTTGCTTGTGTGGCACGCGGATGGGCTTAGGATGTATGCGCGTGACAATGATCTGCGTATAGAGTACAGCCTTTCGGGTAAAACGGAGAATCTTACCGAGGAGCAGGGCTTTTATGCAGCTTTCGATGGGCGGCGTCTCTTTGATATCATGGATTACTTCCGCCAGCGCAAAGCCCCTGTACGGTTCTATCCCCCAAGGCGAAAGCACGCTCCGCTGCGTATGGATGTGGATGCGGATGCGATTACGGCGACGCCCGCAGGCGGCCTTCTTTCGCCGCTGTCCCATCTCGAGGGGGAAAAGGAGCGCTTCGCGGATGTTATTCCGAGCAAAGCAGAGTAATTAGGGAGGCCGCGAAAATGATAGATCAGAAATATCCGCAGAGCGCGGAGTCGAATGAGTACAGATACATTGATTTTGAGTGGTTGGATGAGATTGCCACGGGACTGACAGCGGGCGCAGAAAAGCATCCGGGCGAGACGTGGCGGGATATCCCCGCAAGGGAGCATGCCGTTAGGGCGTTGCGGCATCTCTCGCTATACCTTGCGGGTGATACGCGTGAACCGCACCTCGTCAACGCGTCTATGCGTTGCATGATGGCGTTTGCGATGATGGAGGAAGCGGAGGTCGGACAATGACGGCAGAACAGTATCTGCAAAATTTACGATCCCTTGAAGGACGCTTGCGGTCTTTGGAACACGAACAGGAGATGATTCGAGCCGATATATGCGCGTTGCGGTCGATCGACTACGAGCGGGATCGCGTATCTGGCGGCGCGCATTTTGGCATCGAGGCGCGAGTTGCGAAATTGATTGCATGTGGTGAGCGCGCTACGCGGGAATGGGATCAACTGATTAGTCTACGCGAGGAGGCGCGAGCGTTGATTAACAAAGTCCCCGAGCTTGCATACCAGACGATACTGATAGAGAGATATGTCAATGCGCGAACGTGGGGCGGCGTTGCGAAAGTAGTGGGATACTCATCTCGACAAGCACAGCGGGTACACAGCAAGGCGATTGAAGGTTTTACGCGCGTGTTCCGTGGGCAAGAAAAGTTGTCACAAAATGTCACGAAACGCCGCTTGATGTCATCCGCTTAGTATGATATATTCTATACTGGAAAGAATAGTCGAGACGGATAGAATCCGCTTCGGCTATTTCTATTTTCAGCAAAAAAATATAAAAATAACTAGAAAAAGTATTGACAAAAACAAGTGGAGGCGATATAATAAAACCATAGAAAGGAGGTGAGATGTGTGATAGAAAAGGGCACGGATTACATCGAACTCGCCGCCGCACTGATGACGGTAGGCGAAGGACTCTACAAGCTCGGCAAATGGCTCGAAGAAAGGAAAACCGAGAAAGAGCCGAAAGAGAAATCCGAAAAGAAAAAGCCCCGCAGTCGAAAGCGTCGGAAGCGCAAATAGCTGACAGCGGAGCCACAGGAAAGGGGGCGAGCAATCGCCCCTGACCTGTGGACATTCTATCACATGTAGGACGATGAAGACAATATTGTTTTTCTCAGTTGTGATGGCCGTACTGATTGTGCGCAGAGCAGACACTATACAATGGCTAGACTGGCTGTTAGGCGTCGGCGTCGGCGTAATGCTATCCGCATGGGTCGTGTACTGGAGGATGCGCCATGACTAACGGATGGGGCGGTGTGCGCGAAGGAGCAGGTCGGCCGCGTACGTCTCCCGATGGACAGTTGCGGAAGCAAAGGCAGACGCGGGCTTCTGATGATGAGTGGGAGATGATTAAGACCTTCGCGGCTATCGTCAAGAAGGATCCCGCACGCGCTGCGCGCATGATGAAAACAGAGTAACGTACAACGCAAAAAGGGCGTTGCCATGATGGCGGCGTCCTTTTTGCGTGGAGCGAAAGGAGGATGAGGACATGAGGCGAGCGCTGCATGAGTGCTGTATACCGGGCTGTCATGCGTTGACGCGTGAACGATTCTGCGAAGCACATAGGAAGACGCGCGAACGCGATAGGCTATCGCCGAGCCGCCGCGGCTATAATGCACGGTGGCAGCGCGAGCGCCTCGCGTTCCTCGCTGCGCATCCGACGTGCGAGTGTCCCGAGTGCGTGGCAAGCGGCGCGCCTCTCATGGCGGAGGTCGTCGATCATATCAAGCCGCACAAGGGCGACCAAAAATTATTTTGGGACAAGACCAACTGGCAGGCAATGTCAAAGCGCTGTCATGACCGCAAGACGGCGAGAGAGGACGGTGGATTCGGAAACGCCCCCGGGCGGTGAAAAAGTTTTCAGACTATTTGCCGTACCGCGCCTTTCTCTTTTTCGCAAAAATTTCGTGTTACGGAGCTGTCAGATTAAACCGTTTGTTCGATGAAAGGAGGTGTATCGCATGGGACGAAACGCAAAACCGATTGAACTGCATCTTGTAAACGGCAATAAGAGGCACTTGACGAAAGCCGAGATCGAGCACCGCAAAAGAGCCGAAGTGAAATTCGGCGATTCGAAACTTGTTTGTCCCTCGTTTGTGAAAGCACTTCCGGCGGCCGCGAAGAAGTGGCGGGAGATGGTAAAGCTCTATCAGGGCTTCGACTTTGTCCGCTCCGGCGACGTCGGCATGCTCGCGCGGTACTGCGTCGCGTACGCCGAATACCTCGATCTTGTCGAGCATCGACAGCGCATACGCGAGATCAAGATTGACGGAATGGACGAGAGCCTGCTCACTGCCGTTCTGCCGGAGGTTTATTCCCGTCAGCGCGCAGTGAAGACCTTCGAGAAGATCGACTACATCCTCTCGGTCGCAGGTCTACTCGCGCTCGACAAGGCTATCAACGCGAAGATGGACGCACTCGTCAAGATGGAGGATCGCTTGTTTCTCAATCCGGTTGCTAAAATCAAGAACGTACCGAAGACGCCGGAGAAGAAGATTGACGCGGCGGCGGAAAGGGGCTTTGACGTATGAACCTGCTCGAGGAACTCGAGGCATACAGTAAAGCTTGCATCGCCGATAATGCACGCTGCTGTGTCAAGCATCGATGGGCGTGCGTGCGGTTTCTGCGCGACGTCGAACTCGCGGGCTCGGACGATTTCCCGTACGTGTTCGACGAGGCGCGCGCGGAGCGCTTCTATGCGTGGGCGCGTCTCCACAAACACACGAAAGGGATCCTTGCCGGAAAGCCGATCGAGCTTGCGCCGATACAGCGATTTATCTTCGGCAACGTGTTCGGCTGGGTACATCGGGAGACAGGGCTCCGCCGTTTCCGTCGCGCCTACTGGCAGGTGGGGCGCAAGAACGCGAAGTCGCAGAGCCTCGCGCTTGTCGGTGACTATCTGCTTATGGCAGATGGGGAGCCGATGAGCGAGGTGTATATCGGCGCGACGAAGAAGGCGCAGGCCGAGATCATCTACAAGGAAACCGTCGCGATGCTGCGGCGCAGTCCTGAGTTCTTCCGCGGCAAGTGGAACGAGAAATACAGTATCATCATGCATCCGAAGACGGACAGCGTCATGCGCGCGCTGTCGAAAGATGACGGCAAGACGGGCGACGGATTGAGTCCCCACGGTGGGCTGATCGATGAGTACCACGCGCACCCGACGGACGAGATCCTCGAGGTGATTAACACCGGCATGATCGCCCGGTCGCAGCCACTTCTATTTGTGATTACGACGGCGGGCTCGAATTTCGGAGGGCCGTGCTACCGCGTTGAATACCCGCTCGTCGAGAAGATATTAAATCCCGCACTCGACTTCGACGTCGTCGATTACTTCGTCATGGTCAATGAACTGGATCATGACGAAGCCGGCAATCTGCTTGACGACGTCAACGACGAAACGACGTGGATCAAAGCGAATCCGATAGCTGCGTCCTACAACGAGGGCATCGCGAATATCCGCAGCAAGCTGAACGCTGCGATAGAGAGCCCTGAGAAGATGGAATCGTTTTTGACGAAAAACATGGGCTTGTGGGTCAATCGCACCGCCCAGTCCTACATGGATATGGGAAAATGGAAAGCCCGCGGCGCTGTTGACCTTGCATCGGTTGACTATCGCGGCGCGGACGCGTACGTGGGCATCGACCTTTCAAGCAAGATCGACCTCACGTCGGCGGGGATCGTTATACCGGTCAAATACGAAGATCGATGGCGGTACCTTGTACTCGGGCACAGCTTTATCCCGGAAGACACGATGCACGCCAAGGAGAAGACCGACCGCGTCCCATATAGCACATGGGCGCGGGCGGGACATCTGACGGTGACGCCGGGCGAGGTGGTCGATTATCGGTACATGACCGAGTGGCTGCTCGCGCAAGCAGACGATCTCGGAATCAACATCCGCGAGATCTGCTATGACCCGTATAACGCCACGCACTACGCGCAGGAGCTCGACGCGGCAGGGCTCACGTGCGTTGAAGTACGGCAGGGCGTCGCGACGCTCTCTGAGCCGACGAAGGGATTCCGCGAGGCGGCCTATCAGGGCGACATCCTGCACGTTGAAAATCCGCTTCTTGACTGGGCGATCAGCAACGCAGTGATGCGCGTCGACAGTCAAGGGAACATCATGCTCGATAAAGCGAAGTCAACAAACAGGATCGATCCGATCGCGTCCGTGATGAACGCATTCACGCGGGCGCTGTCTATGGCGGATACCGATCTTGAAAGTTATATACTCAGCGATGACTTTAGTTTGTGAGGAGGTTGCGAACATGGGTAAATTATGGCGTTGGGCCGACGACGGCCTGTTGGTGTTCAGCGCGGCGTGTATCGTGGTAGGGAGTACGATGTTGGATCCTATCCTAGGGCTTTTCGTGCTCGGTTTAGTCAGCTTTATTGCCGCGCTCATCATAGCGCGTGTGAGGTCGGACATCGAGGGCGGCGGTAAGCGATGATCCTGCAGAAACTATTCTCCCGCCGCGGCGCCTTCCTCGGTGTGGATGATCCGGCAAGCGATCTGCTGAATCCCGCCGCATGGCTGATCTCCGCACTCAATGGAGAGGACGGGAGTATCACGGCGAAGCAGGCGGCGCGGAACTCGAACGTATATGCGTGCGTGAGCATCCTCGCCGACGATATCGCCAAGCTTCCGATCCACACCTTCACCGTTGACGGCGGCAGGGACGAGGGGCAGAAGCACCCCGCCGCACGTCTGCTGTACGAACGCGCGAACCCCTTGATGTCTGCATTCACATTCAAGCAGACGCTGCAGGCGCATCTCGGACTATACGGCAACGCCTACGCGCTGATTGCGTGGGGGCCGTCCGGATATCCCGATGCGCTCTGGGTGCTTGATCCGTCCGTTACGGTGCCGCGGCTTGACATTGAGACAGGTCAGTTGACCTACCACACGCACGACCGCGCAGGGCGGCAGTACGTGTTACAGCCGTCCGACGTGCTGCATTTGCGTACGATGACACTTAACGGCATTGTCGGCGTGCCCCCGTGGAAGACGCTCGTGCCGGAGCTCGACGGACAAAAGGCGACGAAGGAGTTCATTAGGAATTTCTACAAAAACGGCACGCACGTCAGCGGTGTGCTGCAGGCGTCCACGAAGATCGACACGGAGGCGAAGAACAAACTACGCGGCGAGTGGGATAAGATTTACGGCGCACCTGAGAACGCAGGCAAGGTGGCCGTCCTCGATATGGGGCTTGACTATAAGCCGCTCGGCATGCAGCTCGATCAGGCACAGTTCATCGAGACGCAGAAGTTCGGCATCAACGAGGTTGCGAAGGTTTACCGCGTGCCGCCGCATAAACTCGCACAGCTTGACCGCGCGACCTATGCAAATGCTGAGGCGATGGGGCTTGATTATATCAAGACGACGCTCCTTCCGATCTTCACGCAGTGGGAGCAGGAGATCAACTTTAAGTTGTTCACGGAGACGGAGCGCACGAAATACTATGTCAAGTTCAACGCGGCCGCCGAGCTCCGCGGCGACAGCGCGATGCGCGCGCAGTACTATAAGCAGATGCTTGAGACAGGCGTCTACACGATCAACGAGGTGCGCGCGATGGAAGAGCAGCTTGCGATCGGCGAGAACGGAGACAAGCACTTCGTCTCGCTTAACTATACGACGCTGGATAATCTTGAAGCGCTGCAGCTCGCGAAAGCCGGCTCGGCGCGCTTGAAAGGAGGTGAGGGGGATGGGAGCACAGAGAGAGCGGCGGACGCTGACGACGGCGCTTGAACTGCGGGAGATCGATGACGGTGCGGGAGGCAAGCGGCGTGTGTTCGAAGGCTACGCGCTTAAGTTTAACAGGCGCTCCGAGAACCTCGGCGGCTTTGACGAAATCCTGCGCGAGAACTGTCTTGACGGGACAGACATGTCGAACGTCGTCGCGTTGTATAACCATGACGCGAGTTATCCGCTTGCGCGGAGCACAGTGCCGAGCGGCGAGGGGAGCCTGCAGCTTACCGTTGACGGCATCGGCCTACGTTTTACGCTGACGCCGACCGAAACGAGCTATGCGGCCGACCTTGAGCGCAACATGCGCGCGGGCGTGGTCAATCAGTGCTCGTTCGCGTTTACGGTCGCCGATGACGGACAGGCGTGGACGTATGAGCGTGACATAGACATGTATCACCGCGAGGTCACAAAGATCGCGCGCTTGTGGGACGTGTCGATCGTTACGACGCCGGCTTATCCGGATACGGAAGCCGTTGCGAGCGAACGCGCCTTTGCCGCGGCGAAGGCTGCCGATGAAGCCGCTCGACAGGCGGCTGAGGAAAGAGAAACTCTGAAACGGCGTCTTGCCGTTGAAGTAGAATGCCTAGTTGACTAAAGGAGGATCACACATGAACGAGAAAGAACGGGCTCTGCGCCAGGCGATGGAGCAGAAGCAGGAAGAGATTCGCGGCTTGCTCGAGACGGACAAGCTCAGCGAAGCCGAGGAGAAAACGGAGGAGCTCCGCAAGATGAAGCGCGAGCTCGATGTCATGCGCGAGCTTGACTTGCCGCAGGTCATTCCGCCCGCTGCGCGCGGCGCGGAAACGGTCGAGACGGGCGTGGAAGAGCCCGAGGTGCGCGGCGCCGATGTCCTTGCGAAGCTCCTGCGCGGCCGCGCGATTACCGAGGAGGAGAGCAAGCTGATCCCCTCCGTGCGTGCGGCGGCAGGGCTTAATGAGACGACGGGAGCCGAGGGCGGCTACATCGTGCCCGTTGATGTGCAGACGCGCATCAACGAACTAAAGCGTACGCTGAACCCGCTTGACGCGCTCGTGCGCATCGAACCTGTTGTTACGATGTCCGGCTCGCGCGTCATCGAGAAGTCGTCTGTGATGACCGCGTTCGCAGATGTCGCCGAGTTCGCGAAGCTGTCTGACACCGACAAGCCTGAGTTCGTCCGGATCGAATACGCGATCAAAAAGTACGGCGGCATCCTGCCGATGTCTAAGGAGCTCCTTGCGGACACCGATCAGAACTTGATCGACTACGTGACGCGATGGCTTGCCAAAAAGGACGTTGTCACGCGCAACGCGAAGATCGTTGCCCTCCTCAAGACGTTGACGGCGAAGCCGCTTGCGGACGTCGACAGCATCAAGGGTGTGCTCAACGTTGACCTCGATCCAGAGATCGCGCTGGCCTCTGTGGTCGTCACGAATCAGGACGGGTTCAACTATCTCGATACGCTCAAGGATCTGCAGGGGCGTTATCTCCTGCAGCCGAATCCGCTCGAGCCGACGCAGAAGATGCTGTTCAGTCATCCCGTGCACGTCATCTCGAACCGGACGCTGCCGACCGAAACGAAGAAGGTTCCGGTCTTCATCGGCTCGCTTGAGGATGCGATCACGCTCTTTGACCGTCAGGCGCTCAGCCTCGAGGGGACGACGGTCGGCGGACAGTCGTTCGAGCGCGACAGCTTCGACATCAAGGGTATCACGCGTTTCGACGTGCGCAAGGTTGATGCCGAAGCGGTTGTCTACGGACAGATTACGCTCGCGTAAGAGAGGAGGCAGGCGGCATGCTGGAGGCCGTAAAGTTGTATTTGCGGATTGACCACAATCATGAGGACGAGCTGCTGCGCGGGCTGATAGCCGCCGCCGTCAGCTTCATCAAAAGCGGTACGGGCGTCGAGGTGCGGGAGGACAACGAGAAGGGAATGCTGATCGTTAAGTTCCTTGTCGCGCATTGGTACGAAAATCGGCAGCTGGCGGGGCAGGCCTCCGAGCTGCCGTTTTCCGTTACCGCGCTCATGCTGCAGCTTGAAACGGAGAAAGGAGAATAGCATGAAAGTACGCGTGTTGATTAAAACCGTCATCAGCGGTCATTGGCTGAGCGTCGGCGATGTGTACGAAGGCACGGAAGAAGAGTTGCGTCTTTACCTTGACAGCGACTTCGTCGAGGCGATTGAAGATTCGAAAGCCCCCGAAGAGAGTGCGCCCAAGGCAGAACCAGAGCCGGAACCGGAGCCGGAACAGCCGGAAGAGCCGGAGGAGCCGGAACAGCCGGCGGAGCCCCTTAAGCCTGTAAAGCCCGAAAAGGCGAAAGGAAAGGGGAAGAAATGAACCCCGGTCGTATGCGTTACCGTATAGCCGTACGGAGGCGCATACAGAAGCCTGACGGCATGGGCGGGTTCTCGTCGAAGTGGGAGGACGTCGGTCAGCTATGGGCGGATGTGCGGAGCCCGCGCATCCGTGAACAGCTTGCGGCGGGAACCCCCGTGACGGAACTCACGGGCGAGATTGTGACACGCCGCGGCGGCATTGAGATTCGGCGCGGCGATCAAGTCGTCGAGGGACGGCATCGCTATGAGGTGATCGACGTCAAGCCGTATGATCTTGAGACGCAGTGTGCGTTGGTACGGGAGGTGGAGAGCTGATGCTTATACGAGTCAAGACGGAGAGCGTTCGAGAGGTATTCCTCGCGATCGACAACTACGAAGTGGAGACGAAGGAGCGACTTGCCCGAGCCGTCAATCGCAGTCTCAACGCGATACGGCGCGGCGCGAAAGCACGTATACATTCGCGCTCCGGTTATCTTGCGAAGCGCATTCGAAAGACCTTCGATGCGCGCGTCATCTCGGGGACCGTGCGGAGCACTGCCCCGCACGCGCATCTCGTCGAGTTCGGAACGCACGGCGTTCGGATGGCGGGGAGCAAGGCAAAGTTGCGCTCGACGAATCCCGTCCGTGCAAAGCCGAAGGTTGGGCTCTTTGGGCGCCGCGTGCCGAAAGCGATGAAGATCCCCGGCATTGGTTACCGCATGTCATATAAGCATCACGGATCGAAGGCACATCCGTACATGAGCCCCGCATTTTCGAACGAACGGTCGCGGTATATCCAGAACATACAAAAGGCCCTGCAGCCGAAGAAGAGGTGATCGAATGGCACGACGGATTCCGCTCATCGCCCTTCAGCGGGCGATCTACAAACGGCTGACGGAGTGTCAGGACGTCCCTGTTTACGACGCCGTACCGGACGACGTTAACGCGCGGTATGATTTGCCGTGCATCACGTTCGGCGCATTTACCTATAAGCCCGATGGAACGAAGCAGGATGACGTCGCGCATGTGACGCTGCAGCTTGACGTGTGGTCGGCGGAGTCCGGCCGCGCGGAAGTGCAGCAGATCACGAACGACATTGCACTGCTCATCGAGCACAGCCGATTAACGCTTGACGACGAGTTTGAAGTCGTCCGGCAGGAGATAGATTTTTTCGAGGCATTCGCCGAGGATCCTTCGGGGTATCACGGCGTAATAACGCTTGCGGCGGATGTGCTCAATACTAAGAAGGAGGAATAGCATATGGCGATTACAAAACTGCCGACGCCGAAGGACGCGGCTCTGCATCTTGCCCTCGGTAAGGACTTTATCCTTGACGTCAACACAGGCGTCGACGAAGATACGCCGACGTGGACGGCGGTCGGTGGCCAGCGTACGACGAAGCTGTCCCGTCAGGCGGACGAGATCGACGCAAGTCATAAGACGTCGGGGAGTTGGAAGGATTCTGCGGCAGGTCTGCGCAGTTGGTCGATGGAGGCGGATGCCGTCGTCATCATCGACGACAAGGGCGCCGAGGCCGTTGACTTCGCATTCACGAATGGTCAGCCGGTGCACTGCCGGTTCCGTTATCCGGATGGGACAAATTACATCGGCTGGGCGGCCGTGACGGAGTTCAGCATTGACACGTCGCACACAGACGTTGCAACGCTGTCGATCAAGCTCAGCGGCAAGGGCCCGCTCAAGCAGGGCACGAAGATCACGGCCGGCGGCTAAGCAGTTGGGCGGGGGCGGGAGCCCCCGTTTTTGCTATAAGGAGACAGGTCAATGAAAGTTAAATTCCCATACTTCGGAGACGATACGGATTATTTGAAATTCACGATTGCCGACATTGAGGCGCTCGAGATGGCGACGGGCAAAAGCGTATTCAAGCTGATGGGCGACGACGACTTCGGCGCGATGTTTGTGTTCAAGGCTCTGCCGATCGCATATAAGCACTGCCATCCGGAACTCGACGATAAGACGATCCGCGATAAGGTGCAGGAGTGCATCGATGAAGGCGGAAGTCTGATTGCGATCATCGGAGCTCTCGTCATGGCGCTCTACAAGTCCGGTATTTACGGCAAGCAGGAGAAGCCCATCACGAGCGAGAACGGCGGAAAAAAATAACGTCCTTTGCCGGTTGGATTGAGGCGGCAAAGCCGATCGCATACGGACCGCTCGCGCTGATGCCAGATACGTTCTATGCGCTCACCCCGAGCGAGTTCTACGATCTCATCGAGGGGTACCGACTGCGGCGGCAGATCGAGCAACAGGAGCGATCGTATTTCGTAAGCTGGATCATCGCGCCGCACGTCAAAAAGGCGATCCCGCCCGATGTTATCTATAAGCCGCTTGCGCCGCGGCGGGAGATCTCGGAGGCGGAGCTGGCAAAGGACAGAGCGTATTTTATGGCAATGGACAGAAGGCAGAGAGGAGGAGAAACGGATTGAAGATTGCAGAGCTCATCGTACAGCTTGGTGCGGACAGCTCCGACATGGTCAAAGGGCTCAAGAAAGCGAAGACGGAAGTTGAGGTCTTTCAGGAATCCTTGAAGGGCATCAGCAATATGATGGTCGGTATCGGCGGTATGTCGGTTGCGGCGGTCGGCGGCGCGATCGCGGCGACCAAGTCTTGGGCGGAGGCGGTCAACGATCTCGAGGATAAAACAAACATGTCTGCCGAAAGCTGCTCCGAACTGCTCTATGTTACGCAGGCCGTCGGGCTCAGTATGTCCGATGCAGGGGACAGCCTGTCTAAGATGTCGAAGAACTCGGTTACAGCATACCAGTCGATCGTAAAGGCGAACGAGGCAGGCGAGCAGTCGACGGATATCTTCACGAAGTACGGCATCACAATTACCGACGCGAACGGCAAGTTGCTCTCGGCGCAAGACATATTGGCCAACGTCGCGAAGCGTCATCGCGAGATGGCGAACGGCGTCGCAAAGACGTCAATGGAGATGGAGATCTTCGGGCGTTCGGGCGCGAAGCTGAACGACTTGCTGAACCTCACGGAGGAACAGCTAAACGGAATGACGCAGCGCGCCCGTGCCGCGGGGCTCGTGCTTGACCACGAGACGACGCAGGCATGGGAGGATATGACCTTTCAGATCAATGAGGCGAAAGCCGCGATGATCGGTGTCGGGGTGCAGGTTGGAAAGCTGCTGTTGCCGGAGCTGCAGAAGCTCGCAAACTATGCGCAGGAAGTCGCGGGGAAAGTTGGCGATATGACCGACGAAGAAAAACAAACGATGCTTACGGCGATAGAGACAGCCGCTGCTATAGGTGGGCTGGGGCTCGGGATTCGCGCGTTGATATTTACCTTTGGGCCGCTGATCGCTGGCATAGGAGACGTCATTGCGGCACTCGTCGCAATGCGCAATGCTGCGATTGCGGCAAAAGTGGCCGCGGCTGGTGCTATCGCACTTGGGGCGGCGGCTGCTGTTGCTGTTGTTGCCCATTCTGCGTATACGCAAAATGAAGCGATGAAGGATGGCGGCATTGAAGTATTTGACATCGATGAAGACGATTATGCGTATGACACTGGGACGGCACATCCGAATGAGGAGAAGTTGGCGGCAATCCGTGAACAGAAAAGAGCCGCAGCAGAAGCTGAGGCACAAGCAAAAGCAGCGGAAGCGGAAGAACGTGCAGCAGAACAAGCAAGAGCCGCGGAAGCAGCCGCGCTAGCATCGGTTCCCGATATCAACATTCCTACAGGTGGAGGCGGGAGTCATGGCGGTGGCGGACGTTCCGCGGCACACGACGCGGAGGCTGAAGCACGCAAGGCCGAAGCCGAAGCAGAGCGCTTGCAGCGTGAGATCGAGCAAATCACCGATGACATTAAACGAGCGACCGAAGCCTCCGGCGAACTCGCGGACAACTTCGCGAACGCGGGGCGGCAGCTCTCAGTTGGTATGCTTGACGGGGCGCAGGCAGTCTATAGTCAGATCGAAGAGGAACGGATTCGTCGTGAGCAGAGCCTTGACGACTTCCTGAAGCAGTATCGTAAATCCGTTGAGGAAGCAGTAAAGATAAAAACTGATGCCGAGAAGACGGGCGACGCGGTGATCCTTGCGGAGGCTGAGCGGTATCTGCTCGAACGGCAGGAAGCAGAGGCTGCCGCCGCGGAAGAGGTCGCAAAGCGCCGTACCTTGATCGAAGAAGATGCCAATAAAACGATGCTCGCGAACAGCACGCGCGCAAGAGCGATCGAAGCGGAGATGCGCGCAGCGATGGATGAAGGGGACGTACAGCGTTATCAGGCGGCGCTCTCCGATGAGAATGTCGCGTTTATGGCAAACCTTGAAGAGAGGCAAGCGGCCATGCAGCAGTATCATGACTGGCGTATGGCGGCGGAGGAAAGCTACAGCGCGTTCTCCCTTCAGATCATGGAACAGTTTCGGCAGAACTTCAGCAAGTCCATTACGGACTTCATTATGGGGACAAAGTCGCTTGGCGATGCCCTCGGCGGTGTCATCAAGCAGATGATCCAGATGTATATTCAGTGGCGTATTCAGCAGGCGATCGCGGCGGCATTTTCCCAAAAGCAGCGAGCACAGGAGACAGCGACAAGTGCCGCACAGGCGGCGGCACTGACGGCCGCATGGTGGGCCGCGGCAATTCCGAAGATGATCGTTACAGGTGGTTTCGGAAGTTTCGGCGGCCTCGGTGGTACGGGAACAGGCATCCCGTTTGCCGGCGGATCGTTTACGGGCTTCGGCGTCGCGTCGCCGTTCCGCGCGATGGCAGAGGGCGGCTATGCCTACGGTCCGACACTGGCGCTCATCGGTGAGGGCAAACACCCCGAGGCTGTCCTGCCGCTCAATGATAATACGTTCGGCGAGATCGCAAAGGGGATCGCAGGGCAAGGGATCGGCGGCAACGTAACGCTGCAGGTCAGCGCGATGGATGCAGGAAGCTTTTCTCACTGGCTGCAGACGGGCGGCGGCGTGGAACTGAAACGCTACCTTGCCGACAGCGCGAGAGAGTTCAGTATGGGAGGAGGCGCGTTCGCATGAAATTAAAGGTGCTGCCGGTGACTGATGGCATCGCGTGGAAGTCCACGAAGGCGCAGGCGTGGTCGACGACGGTGAAGGAAGCCGGCAGCGGCAAGGAGCGCGTCTTGACGAATTGGGCATATCCGCGTTGGACGATTGAGACAAGCTACTCCATCTTGACGCCCGAGGCGGGCGATTTACTCTACGGATTCTTCGCAAGCCTGCGCGGCAGGTACGAGCCCTTTCTATGGCCGGATCCCGAGCACAACGCGGAGCATGGCATACAGCTCGGCATTGGCACAGGCGCCAAAGCAAAGTACCAAGCGCTGAGGCGGTTCGGTGCGTGGGCAGAGCCTGTCCTCGACCTAAAGCCTGATACGCTCGAGGTTAAAGTCGACGATGTGAAGGTCGAGGCAACGGCAGACGACAACGGCATCATCACGCTTGCGGCTGCGCCGCCGAATGGTGCGAAGGTGACGGCGTCCTACGGTTACTATTGGCGCGTACGCCTCGCCGACGATAAGTTCACGATTGAGGTTGTCCTCGACAACATATGGAGATCGAAGTCAATGAAGCTGGTGACGGTGCGATGAAAGAAGTCAATGAAACTCTACAGAAATACCTGAACGAAAGACAGCGGTATATCTCGTGCGATCTCTATGAGTTCGTGCTCGCGAACGGTGAGCGGCTCTACTATACCGACTTTGATATCGACGTTATCGCCGACAATCATACGTTCCGTCATGACGGTCCTATCTTCATGCGAAATCAAATCAAGCTGCAGTCGAGCATGTCGGTTGACAAGCTTGACGTGACGATGTACGTCACGGACGTCGATAAGCTCCACACCGAACCGTTGATGCAGATCGCGCATAACGGCGGCCTTGACGACGGAGAGCTCACGCTCAAGAGGGCGTTCTTTGGTGATGATAACGCGATAATCGGTACGGTTCCGCTGTTTACGGGGAGTATCGAGATCCGTCAGGGCGGCGGGCTGACGCTGCAGCTTTGGGTCAAGAGCGAGGTGCAGAAACTCAATGTTGCATGGCCGACACGCAAGTTCTATCCGTCCTGCCCGTACTCGCTTTATGGCGCGCGTTGCGGCGTCGACATCAAAAAGTATCGAAAAGACGCGGTCGTGCAGACGGTAGAAAGCGACGTCATGTTCACGGTCAGTGTAGACTTCGCGGCCGGGTACTACGATATGGGCGGTGTCGAGTGGTTGACCGGCGCGCTTGCAGGGCAGGTGTCTCCGATCAAGAAGAGCTATGACGGACGCCGCATAGAAATCCTTGTACCGGCGGAAGCGATCCCCGCGGCGGGCGACCGCATGAAAATTTATCCGGGCTGTGACAAGCAGCCCGAGACCTGCCGGCAGAAGTTTGACAACTGGGCGCGGAACTGCGCAACGCCATACGTGCCGAAGAAAGAGAGCGTCTTATGACAGCAGGTGAAAAGATACGCGATGCCGCGTACACATGGCTCGGCACGCCGTACGAAGGATGCGCAAAGGTGAAAGGCGTCGGCGTTGACTGTGGTCAGCTGTTGATCGCGGCCGTGGAAGATGCGGGGCTGATACCGCGCGGCGCGATACAGACAGGCACGTATTCGCAGGAATGGCACCTACATCGGAGCGAAGAGAAGTATCTCTCCTTCATCGAGCAGTACTGCGAACCGGTGACGGGGGAGCCGCAGCCCGGAGACTTCGCGCTCTACAAATTCGGGCGGTGCATCAGTCATGGTGCAATCGTCGATGTGTGGCCGCGTGTGATTCACGCCTACGTACGGCTCGGCGTTATTATGTCCGATAATGATGAGGCGCTTCTTCTCGACGGGCGAGGGCGCACCCGGCTCGCAGGCATATGGAGGTTTAAGGCATGAGCGGGATTTTCAGTAAGACGACGATCACCTCGAGGGCGGATAAGATATCCGACTTTCAAATCAACTCGGCGACATACGGGGCAACGGTACCGCAGGTGCTCGGCACGACGCGTATCAGCGGCAACATCATCGACTATACTGATTTTACGGCATACGAGCACCGCCACACGCAGCGGAGTGGCAAGGGCGGCGGCGTGAAGTCCGTCAGTATCGATTACACATATACCGTTGCCGTTGCGATCGCTCTCTGCGCCGGACCGATTCAGGGGATCGGTAAAGTATGGCGCAACAAAGAGGTGCTAAACTATCCCGGCGAAGGCCTCGGCCTATCGCTCTTTGACGGCCGCAACGGTCAAGAGCCGTGGTCGTATATGAAGGGCAAGCATCCCGAAAGAGCGCTCCCGTATAGCGGACTGGCGTATCTCGCAGGCGTCGTGGATCTCGGCAACAGTGGAAGTCTGCCGGTCTATAACTTCGAGGTGAAGAATCCAATCGCGGGAAGCGGCGACGGCGTCGACGTGAACCCCGCCGACCTGCTCCTGCATATCCTCGCCGATCATAACGACGGTGTCGGATTCAACGAGTATAGCATCGACCTTGACGCGCTTGATAACTTTAGGCGCTACTGCGCCGCCGCTGACCTGCTCTTTTCCACGCCGCCTGATGATACCTCGCGCGGAAATGTGCAGAGCATCGTCGAGACGATATGCACGCTAACGAACACATACGGCTTTTGGTCGCAGAATAAGCTCAAGCTTGTGCCGCTCGCCGACGGTGACGTCGGGAGCTGGAAGGCAAACAAGGATGTGCAGTACGATCTCACGGCCGACGATTTCATTCCACAGACGGACGGGACGCTCGTACGTTTCGAACGAAAGGACAACAGCGAGGCGTACAATCAGGCCACGGTGGAGTTCATCAATCGGGCGAACGGGTATGAGAAGGAAACCGTATCTTTCGAAATCACTTCCGACATTGCGAAACGAGGGCTGCGCGCCGCGAGTACGCTGAGTGCTCCGTGGGTCTATACCAAGGCACGGGCGCAGCTCATCGCTCAGCAGCAGGCGCTTCGGAACCTTTACAGCAGAAACGCCTATACGTTTAAGACAGCGTGGGCACACTGCCGATTGGAGCCGGGCGATCTCGTAACACTCACGGACCGCTGCCTTGGCATCGATAAGAAGGTCGTCGTTATCAAGACTGTCACGGAGGCCGCGGACGGCGGCCTAGAATTCACGGCCATCGCGAAGCCTCCGGGCATCTACTCACCGGCACGATACGAGACGCACGAGACGACGAGCGAGGGCATCGACTATAACGCTGCGCCCGGAGATGCCCATCAGCCGCTTATCTTCCAGCCGCCCGCGGATGTTACGACATCCGGAAGCGAGGTGTGGCTCGTTACGAGTGGCGGGCAGTACTGGGGCGGCGCTACCGTTTGGGTATCGGACGACAACGAGAAGTACGTTGCCGCAGGGAAGATCACAAGCGGCTGCACTTACGGCCGGCTTGACGTCCGGTCCCACGTACCTTCTACCGGCGATGGGGTGTGCGTTGTTAATCTCATCTCAGGGAGACTTTACCCGGGCACCGTGCAGGACGCCGAACGCGGCAACACGCTCGGCTGGATCAACGGCGAGTGCATTGCGCACGCGGGGGCGGAGCTTGTCGGAAAGGATCTGTACAGTCTGACGGGACTGCACCGCGGCATGTACGGCACGCCGGAGACATCACACAGCCCGACCGAATACTACGTACGCCTTGACGACAGCGTGTTCAAACACACGATTAACGCGCGCGACGTTGGCAAGAAGATTTATGTCAAGCTCACGTCCTACAACATCTTCGGTTTGCAAGAGCAAGCGCTCGACGAGGTAACGGCACATGAGTATACGATCTCTTCGGCGTATGTGCCGGCAGTGTCACAGCTCGCCGCTGTGACACGATATCGGCAGCTTGCGGACGCGCGGACGGGGTACGACGTCATCATCTCGTGGACGCCGCCCGAGATCTCGAGTTACGCGGGCGCCGATGTGTACGCGCGCGTCAAGCCTGCGGGAGAGACGGCGTTCAGTGCGTGGGATTTCGTGATGCGGGGAGATCGGCAGGCGACGATCAACCAGGCGCGCATCGGCGACGAGTGGCAGATTAAGGTCGTCGCAGTCGACGCGTACAACAACCGCGCGGCGATAGCAACGGAGACGACGGTGCACGTTGTCGGGAAGAACGTCGTTCCGAATACGCCGCAGAATTTCAGCATCTCCTTCGGCAACGAGGCCGTCGCACGATGGGATGATGATTTTACCTCGGACGTAGCATTCTACGAACTGCGTCTTGACGAGTTCGCGGGCACGGCCAACAGTAATCTGCTGCTCAAAACGACAAGCACGTCGGCGAGCATACCGCTGACGGAGCGCACGGGGATCGTATATCTCTTTGCGTGCAACGCGATCGGCAAGTACAGCGCGGCCGCTGCGTGTGAGTATAACGTCCCCGCGCCGGCAGCACCGACGATCAAGATCACAAATACGCTGCAGGGCTTTAGCGTCTCCATCCAAAATAGGCCGGAGCATATAAGCGGTACGCGTGTGCATATCTCGGGCGGCGGCGTCAACGAGACCATCGAAACAACGGGGACTTTTGTGTCTTATGCCGGTGCACCGGGTATCTATACCGTACAGGCGGCGTGTTTTGACTCCTTCGGGGATGGCGAATTGTCACCGGCGCAGGAAGTGATCGTAAAGGCAAAAATCGACAAAAACGATATCGAAAATCTGTCGATCGCGGAGAAAGATCTTGACGCGGCACTCGCCGAACGTATGCGGGACGTGCAGACGACCAAGGAGAGCGTATCATCCATCGTTGCGAAGCTGTCCGGCAATCCGCAGGAGTCCGGATACAGCGCGATCACACAGATCTACAACGGCCTGCAGCTTAAAGTTAATCAGGGGGATGTGATCTCTGCGATCAACGTCGCCCCCAGCGGCGTAAAAATCGATGGCCGTCTCCTGCATATCACCGGCAACACGCTCTTTGATGGCAACGTCATCGCGAACCATATGCTGCAGGCAGGTGCGATAACCGCAGATAAGCTTGCAGTAGACAGCCTGTCTGCTGTATCGGCGCGTATCGGCAAGCTGCGAACGAAAGACACAGGTGCGCGGACAGAAATATCGGACAATCTCATCGAGGTGTTTGATGCGGACAACAAAGCGCGTGTCCGCATCGGAGTTTTTGAGTAGATGTAGGAGGGATAGGCAATGCTGAAACAAGCAGGAATGCAATTAGTTAATGCAAGGGGCTCGTGCACCCTGGATACGCGCTGCGGTGTGACCCGTGTCGTAGGGGTGGCCGCTCTCGGCGGTCCCGATGGGCGAAAGCGCACAAAAATCGCAATCCCGAATCCCGGGAAAAACCGTATCTGGGCGCAGCTCGTCTTTCACGGCTCGGGTTATGGGACGTACGCTGTAAGTACCGACTGGGATCCCGGGAGCGAGAAACTGACAAAGGTGGAGCCGTGGGAGAATTTACAAGGCATCACCGTCACGCTTCCATTTAAACCAAACGGAGCTTATGATCCGGAGTTCCCACATGCCAACTACAACGCGGACTGCGCGGTGCAGAACCCGCACGCGGTTATTTATGGATTCTATTGAGGGGGCGAGATTATGCAATACGCAGAGATTAAAAATGCCAACGGCTCGTACATCATCGACGATACGTATCAAAACTATCGCCTCAGTACAACATCAATGGTAAAAGCGCAACGCTGCTTGACCGGGCTGCACGTCGAGAAAAATGCGGCCGGCGAACGAGTTTGCACATTCCCGTATTATGATTACGCGAATGGGAAAACCTACACATGGCCGCAGGGCGGAAAATATCCGAACCCTTGGTGCCAACCTGCGACACCGAACAAGGCGCGCGGTGTGGCTAGCCCTGGATCAGTGCATACGCATTTCGGTCTACAGCGAGAATACTGGCCGGAAGGGAAGTTTTACGGCTACGCGGGGTGGGGTATCCAGTCAATGCTTGCGCTCAACAGCCCCGGGTGGCAGAAACAATTTGCGATCGGCCCGAGTGTAAACGTACCGCACATATTCGCGCTCGGTGCCGCGATGCCGAACATCGTCTATACATTTACGACGATTTTTGATTACATCGCGCAAAAAACAACAGTGCACACCATCAACTGCTGGCAGCGCACCAATGCCCTGTCGCAGCCTTTGGCAAACGGGGGCGCCTTTACCGGCAGCAATGTCGGTTACACAGAGTTTGTAGATGAGCACTGGATGCCGGATAGCGTTTCAAGTATGTCGCTTTACAGGCCGATTGACAATGAGAATTTCACGGCAGAAAGCTTCCAAGAAGAGATGGAGACCGCGCCGATCTTTTACGCTTACGGGTTGGATGACGCCAAGCTCTCACTGGATAAAGGCGAGATGGTCGTCAAAAACGAGCGCGGCGAGGTCGTCTTTAACAACCGCTACGACTACATGCGTATCCTCGCATACCATCCAAGCATCAACGCCTTGAGTTTCAGGGGGAACAGTCTTTACAACTCGCCGCAACGTTTTTCCTTCCCTGGGCGCAAGATCGCTGTTGCGGCGCTGCAGCAAAACGCTTGCTTTGCGTATGGGACCGGGAGAGCGGAGTGGCTATACAATACGGGCTTTTGGTTCCCTGACCCGAGCACCGTGGAATTTACGACATGCGTGACGCCGTTCGTGCGCGGGGGAAATCCGGACCAATACCCGGGGCTATCACAGGAGTTTGCAAGTCTCGCATCACTCCTCGGCGTTATGATCCTCGATGTTACCGGCTGCACCCCCGGATGGAAGCAGGAGGCTCAGACAGGGAAGCCGTTTTTGGTAGAAGTGGAGTAGGAGGACACAAATGCTGAAAAAGTACATTGTCAACGGAAAAATCACCTACCCGCAGGGAGAAGGCACAATCACGAACTTCACGTTTACAAACGTGGAGACGGGCGAAATGTTTTCGCTCGCGACAAAGGATCAGGCAGAGGCAGATGAGATCACCTACGGCGATCACGTTGTGATCGAGGTCCGGAAGGATGCTGACCCGCCGAAGAAAAAGGAGAAGTAATCCCATAAGGCACACATCAAAGCGGTGTGTGCCTTTTCAGTGCTCGGAAAGGAGACAAAGGAGAGTGGAGATCATGATGAAGGTGCTGGAGAGGCTACAGGAGGCATGGCTGTTTAAGCTCTGTACGTCTTGCATCCTCACGCTTATATCATACACGCATGTCCGGCTGTTCGCGGCATTTGCGGTGCTCGTTGTCGTCGATCTACTGACTAAGTGGATCGCACTATCACGGCAGCATCTTATTGATAGCGGCGTGGAGAAGCCGCGATTTTGGAAGTGTTTCTGCAATATTCGTGTAGCACAACGGGCGGGCTATATCCGCAGCGAAGAAATGCGGCATCGGTTTGTGACGAAGATGCTGACCTACTTCGGCGTTGTTGCCGCAGCATGGATCGTTGACTGGATGTGCGTCCATGCAGGCGCACCGACGGTTGCCGTCGTTGTTGTCATTGGATATCTATCGATGACAGAACTCTTGTCGATCCTTGAGAACATGCAGAAGTCGGGCATTGAGGAAGCAGGGGAGCTATACGAGCTCATCCGTAAGAAGAGCGGGCTCGGCGCGAAGAAGGAGGTGTGAATGATGGACGTACAAGAACTCGCCTATGAGATTGCAAAGGGGCTCGTTGAAACAGGTGTTGAGGGCGGCTATGGTTCGGTGAGCCGCAGCACCGCGGGAGACTATCCGAGTATAGGTTGCTCCCAGTGGGAGGGGACTCGGGCGAACGAACTCCTTGCGCGGATCCCCGACGGTGACTACTATGCGCATCGGTCCTACTCCGACATTCGGAACTCCGGAGACGATCTCCGAGGTTTGCGGCTGAAACTCGAATCCCCGGAGGGGCAGGCGGCACAGCTGCAGCAGCTCGCCGAGGACTGTGAGACATATGTCCATACGCTCCAGCAGATCGCGACACTGGATGATTCACGCTGTCTCATCTACGCGGGGATTTGGTGCCCGACGTCTCATTACGTCGTGCGTAATTTCTTACAGCGCCGAGAGGAGCGCGGGTATAATTTGCGCAGCTTGCAGCAGATATATGATCTATTTCGGACGCAGTACGCCGTGGCGGCAGGGTGTGAGGAGTATGCGCTAGGATATGCCAATCGTGCCGAGAGGACGTATCAGTATGTGGCGAGCGTTGACCTCACAACTCCCTACGGTGTGTCCGTATATGGCGATGGGCCTTATGGACGATAGGAGGTATGCAATGACACGCAAGCAAATCATTATCGCCGCGTCGTGTATCCTTGTCTTCGCCACTGTCGGCATCCTCGCGTATCTATACCACGCGCATACGCAGGAGACGCTGAGACAGTCGCAGGAAATGACCGAGGAGCAGGCAAGGGACGCCGATACGCTCCGAGAGCGTCTGCGCATCTCAGAGGGGCAAGCACAGCAGCTCGCCCGCGCTGTCGAGAGGGCACAGGAGGGCAAGGTGCAGCCCGTGACACATGTCACGGTCACCGCGCCGACCGTGGAGCGTGCGGCGGCGCAGGTGCAGGAGCGCATCAATCATAATGATAAGACACTGCTGCCCGCCGCTCTCGAAAAGACGGATAGGACGGTCGTCGCCCCGCAGCCGGAAAACAAGGATTATCAGGTCGGCGTATACAAAATTAACCTCGATAAGCGTCGCAAGATCAAGGCGGGTATCACGCAGATTGATACGCAGACCTACTGGACGGCGGGCGTGCAGCTTGGCCGCTGGGAAGGTCTTGTGCATGGTCAGGCAGGCAAGGTTAAGGGCGGCAGTGTAATGTATACGGTCGCCGAGTGGTAATGTTTTCCATAGCTCCGGGGCTTCGGCTCTGGGGCTTATTTTTTATGCCTTAAAATAATATGGATAAAGCTACATAAGAGATAGAGGGACAGCGTTTTTTGCGCCGTCCCTCTGTTTTTGTTTGTCTACAATTTGCCTACAAGATACCATGATTCGCCTCCTGTGTTGCTATTTCATCTTTACGTGAAAAGATGGATGTTATTCCTGTGAAGCCTTGTCTATTGTTGGCTTGACAGATACATCATGCGATTTGATATATCGCTCCTTTTGACGAACGAATCTTCTAATCGAAAATCCAATAGATTGCAAATGGGAGAAGGAGCCTGTGCATGTGAAAATTCTTATGCAAGCATTTGCGATTGAACGATGAATTTGTTACAATAAATACATCTTGATACAGTGCAAAACAATCGAATCAAAAAATACTTCCGCAATTATTCCGCATGTATTTCCGAGGACAAATCAAAATTTGACTTTTTGTCATTTTTCGTGTAATATAGAGCGCAGTTTAGTACTGCATATATAATAATATGCAAAAAAATGAATCCAAGGGAGAACGATAGCATGGCAAAGGAAACATTTGAGTTTCAAGCGGAGACAAAACAATTACTGGATCTGATGATCCATTCGATCTATACGAACCGCGAGATTTTTCTGCGCGAGCTGATTTCGAACGCGTCGGACGCGATTGACAAGCTCCACTTCGAGAGTCTGACAAACAGGGACATCCTCGAGGGAAACGATGCGTATGAGATTTTCCTCGTGCCGGATAAGAAGAGCAAGACGCTCACGATCTCGGACAACGGCATCGGCATGTCGCGTGCGGAGGTCGTGGAGAATATCGGCACGATCGCAAAATCGGGCACAAAGGCATTCATGGAGCAGCTCGCGAAGGCGAAGGAGGAGAGCGGCGGCGCGCCGGACAAGGATCTCATCGGTCAGTTCGGCGTGGGCTTTTACTCCGCGTTTATGGTCGCCGATCGAGTGACGATTGTGACGCGCCGGGCGGGAGAGACGAAGGCGACGCGCTGGGAGTCGGCGGGCGACGGCAGCTACACGATTGAGGACGCTGAGAAGGAGACGCGCGGCACGACGGTGACGATCCATCTCGCGAAAGAGTTCACGAAGGGCGAGACGGACTATACGGATACGTTTACGCTCGAGAATCTCGTGAAGAAGTATTCGGACTATGTGCGCTACCCGATCCGCATGAACGTCACGACGGAGGAGATGCCGCGCGACGATGAGGGCAAGATTATCGAGGGCGCGGAGAAGATCAAGAAGACAGAGCTGCGCACGCTGAACTCGATGCAGCCGCTCTGGACGCGCGCGAAGTCCGAGATCAAGGCGGAGGAGTACAACGATTTCTTCCGCGACCAGTTCCACGAGTGGGAAGCGCCGATGGAGGTATTCCACACAAAGGCGGAGGGCACCGTCGAGTATACAGCGCTCCTCGAGATTCCTGCGCGCGCGCCGTTTAACCTCTATCAGGCGGACTACGAGCCGGGCATCCAGCTTTACTCGCGCCATGTCTTCATCATGGACAAGTGCAAGGATCTCCTGCCGGACTATCTGCGCTTTATGAAGGGGCTCGTGGACTCGCCCGACCTCTCGCTGAACATCTCACGTGAGCTTTTGCAGCAGAGCCGCGAGCTCAAGACCATCGGCCGCGCGCTCGAGAAGAATGTCCTCAAGACGCTCGGCAAGAAGCTCGAAAAGGAGCGTGAGGGCTACGAGAAATTCTGGAACGAATACGGCCGCATGCTGAAGATCGGCATCTACAACAGCATGTACTCCGGGCATGATACAGTGGATAAGCTGAAGGATCTCCTGCTGTTCCGCAGCTCGAAGGAGGGCAAACTCGTCTCGCTGAAGGAGTACATCCAGCGGATGCCTGAGAGCCAGAAGAGCATTTACTACGCAACGGCGAAGGATCAGGCGACGATCGAGCAGCTGCCGCAGATGGAGCAGCTGCGTGAGCGCGGACTCGAGGTACTCTTCCTGCTCGACCCGGTCGATGAGTTCGCGATCGAGACGGTACACGAGTACGAGGGGAAAAACTTCCACTCGATCAGCCGCGGCGATTTGGGGCTTGACGATGCTGAGAGTGAGGCGGCGAAGAAGGAGACCGAGGATATCGCAAAGGCGAACGACGATCTCATCAAGGACGTCAAGGACGTGCTCGGCGACAAAATTGCCGAGGTCAAGATCTCGCAGCGCCTGCGTTCAAGTGCGGTCTGCCTGGTTGCCGATGAGGCGGGGCCGTCGCTCTCGATGGAGCAGACCTTCGCCGAGATGAACAATCCGATGTTCAAGGCGCGGCGCATCCTCGAGATTAATCCGCACCACGATCTCTTTGCCAAGCTGCAGCAAGTCCACGCGGCGGGCAAGGACACCGAGGAGTTCAAGGACTACTGCGATCTCCTTTATACGCAGGCTCTCTTGATTGAGGGCATCCTGCCGGAGAATCCCGTTGCCTTTGCGCAGAAGCTCGCAAAGATGATGGCGAAATAA